TTATTATAGAGTGCCGACGTAATTTGCAATTGCTGGCATGTCACCAGTAAATGCATAAGTGCCGATATGATGTGTTCTCATCCAAGGACACAACCAGATCTTTCCACCAAGACGACGCCACCACTGGCAGAACATATAGTCTTCAGACAAATAGCGATCTGAACCGAAACCATTGTTCTCCTTGCTATCAATGACTGTATCAAAGTAAGCATGAATGTAACGTGAGCCGTCAAAGTTTGCTTGACCGACGTGATCAGGCTTATAGCGCAATTGCGGATATGCCTCAGCAAATTTCGGGAACACTTCACGCTTGACCATCATGAAGCCAGTGCCAATTTCAAGAACTTCAATTGGTTCAGCAACTGAGAACTTCTCAGTGCCTGGTGCTGGATTGAAAACGAAATCACCAGCGAGTTTTTCCATTTCAGCAGGTGTAATTTCAGGATGACGCTTCACGCCTTCCTTAATTGCAGCCCACTTGATAGATTTCTTTGGATATGGACCACCAATAACATCCTTATCAAGGGCAAGACATGCAATTACATCACGTGGATCAAAATGAATGTCAGCATCAATAAAGAGAAGATGGGTGAACCCTTCTGCGCGAAGGAACTCATCTACGAGATAATTGCGAGCGCGAGTAATGAGAGATTCATTGAATATAAAAGAGAAACGAACTTCAATGCCATACTGAGCGCAAACTGATTGAAGATCAAGGCAGGACTTTACATACATTCCATGCGCATGACCACCATACATTGGAGTAGCCACAAAAAGTTTATTCTTGCGCAACTCCTCAACCTTAACTTCCAATTGCATAATTATTCACTCCAGTTATAAAATTTTCTAATATGATCAATAATCTTAGACTGATCATCGAGATTTTCGTTGACCATTGTCTCTATATAGTCCATGAGAGTTAGCGACCCCATGATATTCGAGATTTTAGTCTTACGAGAATTTTTAAATTTGTCATCTTGATCATCTTTGCGATCGATATGACGCTGATCAAGGGTGCTATCCTTCACTGTGAGGATAAGAATCTTGAAATCATTTGGAAATAGTTCAGAAAGGCGATCAAGCATTTTACCATTAAACAAACGATCACCTTCGAAGATCACATTTACACTGTGACCATCTGCGTTTGATTCATACGCAAGATTGCTGAAGAATGCAGTAGCATCTGGCTGAACTGCCATTGACAAACGATCAGTGCCCTGAAACACATTACCGTCGTCCACATACTTGCCAAGAATATATAAATTCAATTTCTTGGAATACATGGCATCAAGAAGTTTCTCTGGCTTCGAAGTAACCCAATCATCAGCCATAGAAATCAACTTAAACATCAGAGTGGTCTTGCCAGTTGCTGGCTCACCACCCATCGCAATCACTCTTACCATAATGCCTCCAAACCTTCTTTCACTGGCTGCTCATCATTGAACAACCAATCCATTCGTTCTATTCTACCTGTTCTTAAGAAATAAGTAAACTTTTCTTTGTTGATTTTATTTCTTGAAGCAAGTCTTGGGTCTAGTGTTTCATTGCGTGCTTGCCACAAAACATTCCACTCAATACCAGTCCAGCCATCGCCTTCTGCTTGCTCAATCTCTTCAGACTGGCGATCAAGATAATAACCAAGATATCGTCCATGATGCTCACGAAAGATCTTCTTGAATGAACACAAACAAGTTTCCATCGTGAAGAAATCTATTTGATTGCTCAGTTCTGGGAATCGAGATCTGGTTTCCTCAAGAATTTCTTTGGCATGGCTTTCAAGGTCTGCGCATTCAGATACAGTGAGTTTCGCATCATACTTGTCGTCTTGCCCGAGGGCGAGATGCAGACCATTACGATGAGAGCGAGACCCTGCAAAATCGTCAAGCATGAGGCTGTCAGGTACACAGTTAATGCCAGCAGTATGAACAAGATGCTGAAGGTAAAACCAAGTGGAATAGCGACCAAATTTAAAAAGAGAAGTTTTAAGATTATTCCAAAGATTGTGGAAAGATTGCGTTTCGTTGTCGCCATAATAATTTTCTAGAACCTCACGTTGAGTTTTCTTGCCAATAAATTTTTGGTAAGAAGCGAACATGGCAGGCAAGTGACCTTTGTTCCACTTTGTGTCTGTTTGATAGCGCAATCTAGTATAATTACTAGAGTTCCACCAAGTGATACGATCCACAGTGGCGAGTTCATAGTCTGGGAATTCATTTTTCAGAACCCATGCAGTTGGCAATTGGTAAGTGTTGCCATAAAGCCATGCAAACCACAGACGTTCTTCGTCATTGTGTTCATATCTTTTATGAAGATAGTTGGTCATCCATACCGCTGGATCGCAGTCGCCAAACTGCATCGACCACGCATACCAGCGGATGAATTGTTCACGGCGTTGCAAAGACTTCGACACAACCACCTTTACCTTTTTTGTATACTGCTTTATGTATTACTTCATCGGTGAGATCGTAAATACCATCAGCGAAATTTTTACCATTGATCTTGAACATACTGAGTGAACATCCACTCTTTTGTTTGCCCAAGAATTTAAATCCCATTGATTCGTAGAATACGACTGCATCAGGCTCGGCTGAAACACGATAGTAACTGGTGCCAAGACCTTGTGCACGATCAAGAGAGTCTTGAGTCAGTAATCTTGCAACACCCTTACGTCTATGCTTCGCAAACGTATGAAGCAATTGTAGATTGAAAACATATGGGGTTTTCTTAGATCGTGTCGTGATAATCGCGCCAGCCAACTCTCCGCCATCCCAACATCCAATACAGTACTGCCACTGTTCTTGCATATCTGCCTTTGCCACAAAAGTCTTAGCAAAGGAGTCTGCTTTATCTTCAGTTATATGCGCGACAAATTCATCGCGACTTGTGTCACGCAGCCTCATGGAACTCGCGTTTCTTTTCTCCACGTTCCTTTGGATATTTGGTTTGCTGCCATCCATGATATTCATCCAGATTCCACTTAAATGGTGGAAATCTATAATCAGATTCAGAAAGAATTTCCTTCACTGAGGGACCCTGGTTCAGTGCTGCGTCAATGAACTTTTCCACGAATCGAAACTGAGATTCCATTTCCTCACGTTTAGTTGTGGAACGAAAGCAACGAAACTCAATCGTACCAGTATGCTTCATGCAGTAAGTATTGATGGCAAATCTAAATGGTCGACCCATTGATACACCATCTTTACCAGCAGCGTGGAGTTTGATAAAATGATCAAAGTCAGTTGCAAGATTGATAATGTTATCGCACATATAGTCTGGCATTGGTCGACCACCATCAAACTTCAAATACATCTTTGCACCTTCTACTTGCTTCATTTCAGAAGTTTCGTAGAACTGATAACAGGCTTCAATGGTATCTTGTTGATTGTCTTTGATATAAGCAATCAAACGCTTGAGTCCAGCAATATCATTCTTCAATCCTGGAACAAAGACATGAATATGTCCATGATTGACGCAAGAAGCAGTTGGTATGTTGCCATATTCTAGAAACATTTCTTTCAAACGCATGATACGATCAACTTGTTCCTGCCAAGTCTTAGTTGGCATCATATTGACTTCACCACCCATCCATGGTTCTTTGCCAAGTGGATCACAAGCACGATATTGGAATGGTGGATGAAGATTTACAATATCTGTTTCAGCATATTCCCATTTACCAAGAGTTGGGGGAATCTCCATACGACGATCAATATCACCCCACTCAATCTCAGCACCATATGTAAACGTTGACTTATCGTACATGCTGTAAATCCTTTGCATCATCAATTATAACATAGTTCTTTCGAAAGATATTCTTTGCTATAGTCACATAACAATTCATATCAATCTCAATAGGATCTTTGAGATCGGAACGAAGAGCAATATCTTTCGTTGATGTAATTATACCGCCATTGGTCAAAGAAGTAAAGTAAATTGGACGCTTACCGTTGCGATAGAAACGTAATTGCTTTTCTTTATACAACTCAACAACAGCCATTGAAGCATTGGAAAATTCTACAAGTGGTGATTTCTTTGCTTCAAGAGTATGAACAATCAACTCACTATCGTTTCGAGTTTTGCACTTGTATCCATAGAGACGTTCCCAGTTCTCTGGCATCTCTTGAGTGATCACGCCATTATGTACAATAGAAATATTCTCGTTCCATAATGGCTGATTGAATTCAAGATCAGATGTAGAATAGCGGCAATGACCAATTAGATATAGATTGCCATCTTCATTGACACAATTGTTTAGATCAAGTGATTCTAAAAACTGCGTGGCTGGTTTTGCATCAATGCGAGTTTTCACTTCACCATCACGGACCCAAGAAACGCCAGTTGCATGTAATCCGCGAATGCTAGACTCGCGGAAAACATCAGCAAGCATT